CGCCGTGCAGAACTTCCCTGTGCATGATGAGGAGAAGGTAGCGCCGACGCGCATCGTCGGCGGACGCCTTGTCCGGGAACACCCCACCATCGTAGAGCGGGCTCTTTCGCTCGGCGTACCGCTCGACCTTCTTGATGCGGTCCTTCTTGAGGAAGGTCATCCACAGCGTCAGATCCGTCCTCACGATGTCCCTATCGTACGGACGCAAGAGCATGTCTCCGGGATCTGTCACGGTGACCTTGATCGGCGCCACCCCCGGAAGCGTCTCACGCCTCATCGCCTCAGCTTGCGCGTTGTACTCTACTGGTCGTCCTTCCATCGTTCACCTCATAGGCCGGTCTTTTGGTCGAGCAGAGACCGGCAAGAACTGCTATCCGAGACCTACAGGTTCCCCATGAAGTTGACCCGGCACGGAATCAGCTCCGGGCCGGCGCCAGTGAACGCGAACAGCGGGATGACGTTCGCGCTGCCCATGTAGAGGTTGACCGGGATCGCCGCGGTGGCGCCAGTGCCACCCGGCTGCACCGGGGTTCCGGTGATGACGCCGGCCGCGCCAGCCACGGTCGGGACGCCCGAGACGATCGCCGTGCCGCTGCCCACCGCCTGGACGAGCGCGACGCCGGACACCTGGATGAGCGTGAAATACCCGCTCGTCACAGTGGCGAGCGCCACACCAACCGGAACCACCGTCGCGGTCCCGACGATGACGTGACCGTTACGGATGAGGGCGGCGTTCGTGGAGTTGGTCAGGACAGCCGACAGCGCGTCGGCGTCGTAGACGTTCCCCGTGTTGTTGAGGTCACGCTGCGAGTTGGTGATGGTGCTCGCCGCGTTGGCCTTGATCGGAAGGATGGTCGGCCCCGGAGACGAGCCACCGTTCTCGACGTACAGCCAGTTGCCGATCTCGGCGTTGACGGTCAGACCGGCAGACGAGAGCGCCTGCACGGCCACGGACGAGCCGGCCGACAGCACCGTCTCGGTCGTCGCGAGCGCGTAGCCGACGAGTTGTCCGTTGGCGAGAGCGGCGTCGGCCTTCACGTACATGAAGGCGTTCTTGTGCCTCTCGTGGAAGAACACAGCGCCGAGTTCCATGCGCTGCGTCGAATCGTTGAGCTGCGACGAGTCGATCCACGGGAAGCTCGCCAACTGCTGGGTGAAGGAACTCGGTACACGATCCTGATTGAGATGGAAGAAGCTCATGCTCGCCTCCTACGCCGACCAGCCGTCGAGGACGGCCGAGAACATCCGCGCCTTGGTAATGAGAGCCAGGCGCAGGGTGAGAAGCCTGATGTGGACGAGCTGGTTCGGCCACGTGCGATCGCTCGACCACTTGAAGAACATCTGCGAGTCACACCAGAACTGGATGAAGTCCCGGTTGATCATGTACAACCGCGCAGCCGGACACTGCCGGTCCCAGTACCACGGACGGCCCTTGTACATCAACCGCGAGAAGGACAGGTCGCCCCTCTCCTCGTGATTGGGGTCGTTGTAGTGGATCAGCTTGAGCTGTGTCGCGTTGTAGTACTCGTACACAGTCTGATCCGAGATGAGGAAGTGCGGCTGGGTCGCGCCGTCGGTGCAGTTGTTCCACGCCGACTCGATGTAGTCCGAGACGGCGCCGTTGACACCGTAGTTGGCGAACGAGCCGCACGAGGTGGTTGCGTTGTTCCTCCACCACGTGTAGGCTGTCGCATCCAGCCCGCCGACCGCACCGGCAGTCGGGTTCGTGGAAGGGGTTGTGGAGATCGCCGCCGCAAGGCCGGTGATCGCCCTGTTGTTGTAGCTCGTGCCGTCACCGTAGGTGAGGGTCCCGAGCAGGTTTCGCAGTGACCGGGTGAGCTGGCGCAACCGCGACTCGAACAGATCGAAGATCTTCTCCTTCGAGCTGTTGTTCGAGATCCACTCGACCTCGGAGATGGTCGCGGCGCCGCCAAGCTGACGCCACGAGTAGATGTACGGGAGCGCTGTCTCGGACGGCGTGGTGTCCATCCCGTCGTACGCCTCGAACATCTTGACGTTGATGTTCTGACCGTACTCCACGGCGCCCTGTACCGCGTAGGACCCCGTGTCCATGTGCTTGTAGTTGTCGAAAAGCTCCTTGAGGATCGGACGATCCTCGATGAAGTTCTTCGTCAACCCAGGCAAGTAGTTGGTGATCGTGCTCGTGAAGAACGAGTCGAACGTTGTGGTGGTTGACGGAGCAGTCATTGACTAGCCTCCAACATGCTCTTTCCACGCCCTTTCCATCGACTCCCTAGCGTCGATGGGCTCTCCGCCCTTCCCGGGCGTCGCCTGGATTCCACCAGCGCGGCTTGTCGTGGAAGGAGATTTCTTGAGGCGGTCCTGATGAGCACGGAGCGCCTCTTTGATTTTGGTTGGAATCGAGGCTTCAAGCGCCTTGTACGCTGCCTCGATCTTCTGCGCGTGAACGAAGTACGTGATCCCCTCGAGGATTCTCGGAGCCATCGCATACCCGCTAGCCCTCGCAGCAGCCTGGAGATCAGGACGAGAACGAAGAACCTCCTCGACTTCCTTGCTGTACTCCTTGAAGTGCGGGATGCTGCGCTCGGCGTACCCGATTGCCTCAGTGAGTGCAAGGTGATTCTTCACCGGATCAAGCCCGCGCTGAATCTCAGCCTGCACGAGGTCCGCGACGGCGCTCGTATCCCCCTCGGCGATCTTCTGCTTGATCTGCTCGACGAGGTCTGGAGTCGCCTCGACGCCTTGCGCCTGGAGCCTCTGGATCGTGCTTGTCAGGATGGCGTTCTCTTTGGTAAGAGATTCCTCCTGGAGCTTTCTCCGCTCCTCCGCGAGCGCCTGCGTCTTCTGCGTGTAGTCCTTGTGCATCAGCATCCGGTCGCGAATGTTCGCCGGAAGCTTGTCGAGGGGAATCTTGTCGAGATCGAGGTTCGCCAGCGCCGAGAAGTCCGGCGTGGAGTCGTCGCCCTTGGCCTCCGTTGGAGGTGTGGCGCTCTCCTGGTCGAACTCGTCCAACACCTTGGCTAGTTGTGGGTCCACCGTGGGCTGGGCGACTTCGCCCGTGGCCGTGGGGTTGCCCTCGTTTTCAGCCATCACGTCTCCTTCCCCGTAGTCGAATCTACGACTACAGTGTCGTTCCTGTCAACTTTTGGTATGGAGTACATCTTACCTCCGACGACCGTTTCATCCCATCCCCGCTTCGCCGCAGCAACGAATCCGGCATGGTCCCACGGCTCCTCGGGCTCATGCGAAGCGTTGACCGAGCGCCGGTACTCGTCGGGACCTATGAGCTGGAACCCCTTTTCCTTGACGTACTTCTGGTGCTCGTCGAACGACGAGAACGACCTCCCAAGCTGGACGTTGTACCCCGGCTTGAACCACGTCGAGCCCGTCTCGGTTCCAGTGATCGCGGGAGAGCGAAGCCACAGGATATGCAGCACCCCACCGCAGCCCGCGCACAGGGCTCGCCCCGAGCGCACGACCTCCACATCCGCGATCATCACGTCGCGGTAGAGCTGCCCACAGGCTACACACCTCAGATCGTGGATGACCATTACATCGCCCCCGCTCCGGTGGCCCCGGCAGTCGGGTCGCCCCGCTGCCCCGACGGCTCCCCGGAAGGCTGCGAACCGGCCTGGCCCCCCTTCATCTGCTGCGCGAGCGCCGTTAGCTCACCGGGCGAGAGAGCGGCCTGGACGAGCTTCGCGCCCTGTTCGAGGATCTGCTCCGGGTGCGCTTTGAGCGCGGCCGGGTTCTTCTGAGCCTGTGCGAGGATGACAGCGAACTTCTTTGCCTCAGCCTTGTAGTTCTGGAAGAACTGCTCAACGTTTCGGAACTGGAACACCTCGCCCATCCGAATGATGAGCGGCTCAAGCGGATACCCTGCCGCCTGGAGCACGGGAGCCACAGTGTTGAAGAAGTTCAACTCCATCTGGCGCCGCGACTCACTCGTGCGCGGCATCGACGTACCGGCGAAGACCTCGAAGTGGAACTGACCCTGGATGTCGTCACGGGTGTACTGCTTCCACATCGAAAGTCCCTGAGCCTCTTCGGGGAGAACCCGCACGTACCGATCCTCGTTCATGGTCTGTTGGAGGAAGAGGACGTGCTTCTGCCCGAAGAGCCGGGTGAACTCGGTAATCGCGTCAGTGTACTCGTTGAGCCGCTGATCCTGCCGCTCCTTCATGGCGACAGCCTCTCGGGCCGACCGAGTCTGTGCCATACCACCACGCGCCGGGGACCCGAACCCGACGATATCGGTGATCTCCTGCACGACGAGTTGGCGAGCAGCGGCAGCCTCCTGTTTGATCTGAGGCTCCTGGAGCGCCCAAATCACGTCCTCGGATTGCGGGAGAGTCTTACCGCTCGCGGTCTCCGCCACGAGATCCTCCGACTTGAGGGTGATAACACAGTTGTCCGGGGAATCGTCGGTGATCTTCGCCTTTTGTGTGGCATCGAGAACGCTATCGTACGTAACGAACTTGCGCCACTTCGTCGTAGCGTCGGCGTAGATCCTGGAGTCGATCTTGTTTATAACCTCAAGCTGCTTCGCAATCACGTCGATAAGGGGGATCGGGTAGAACCCGGTCGGAGATGGGAAGAAGTACATCAACGTGACAGGGAAGAAGTCCAGGCCACCAATGTTCAACTCTACCGGCCAATCGACTTCCCACGTGTGATCCTTGTCCGCGTCACAGAAGTACACGATCTTCTTGTTTACCTTGTCGTGCACCTCCCACATGCAGATTGTCCGAAAATCAGGGTCCTTCTCCCTTTCCGTCTTTGCCGGTGTCGAGGAATCATTCTTCTGAAACGTCGACGCCTCGGGGAAGTTGTCGATCTCCTTCGGAAGGTCGTCCCCAAACACCTCGTCGTTCTTCACGTCACTGATCGTCGGATAGAACCGAATAGCAATGTACTTGTGGTCCGAGAGATCGAGTCGGGTCCCAGCCGGATCTACGAAGAAGTCCTTCGGGGGAACCCTATCTCCGAGGTATTGCTGAGACTTGAGAAACTGCTCATCTTCACGAAAGTCCTTGTCGTTTCTGACCTTCTCGATTACCGCTCCGTATCCGTCCGTGAAACAATCCAATACCGCCATGTTCCCGGTCTGCTTGAGACGCATCACGTCGAAATCGTAACGCACCACATTCGTCATCAGCCTGGCCGCCTCTGACTTCTGCTTGTCGTCGTACGCTTCGATCATGCACTCGGGATTCTGGATGTAGCACGTCGAGATCAGGCTGCGGAACAACCCCCAGGCGTAGGCGCACTGACCGAGAGACTTCTCGTTAGACTCATCGCGCCCGAAGAGAAGAACCAGGTTGCGCTTGTGATTCTTGAGATTCTCATCCTGGTACTCCTGCATCTTCTTCAGGCGTCCTGTCCAGGGGTTCTTCTTCTTCTCCGGGTCTTTTGCTCGTCTAGGCATTGTTCATCCTCTCTTCGTGCAAGCGAGCTTCTTCAAGCCTGGCGGCATCCTCGGGCGACAGGAAATAGCTGAAAGTGAGAACCTTCGCCGCGTTCTGCTCAACTGCCTGCTCTTCTGACTTCATGGCGTCCACGCGGACCCGAGCCGTGTTCTGCGCAATGGCGAGAGCGTCTAGAAAGTCAGTGTAACGTGATGCAGTACCTCGCACCAACTCACTCTTGATCTCGCGCTTGAGCGCCGGGTCGATCTCCTCGGCAAAGAAAATTTGACCGTGCTTGAACCGGGGAATCAGAGACTTCCAGCGATCCGCCTTCGCCTCATTGCGCGTGGTAGGAATCCAACGAATGTGCAGACGATGCCCACGAGTCCCCTGCTCAAGCTTGAGCGAGTGATCCAGGTACGCCATGTGCTCATCCTCGATGAGGAACGGGATGGTCGGGTACAACTTATCAAACTCGAATAGTTCCGAGATGAACTCAACAGGTCCCCACTCACGGCTTCCGAAGCCGTCGAGTACGTAGAGATTGGCATAGCGATCGAAGCCGACAACAAGACCTGCGGCCCAACAGCCAGCCTCCATGCCTTTTCGGTGTTGGTTTGGGTCCACAGTGCATCGAACATCCCGGAGGTTTTGAGGGAACTTGGCACGAGGGAGGAAGCGAATCTGTTCGTCATCGGTTATCATCCCCCTCACTCCCACGGGGTCGTTGAGGTAGTTGCAGGAGAACAGGTACGGACCAAGGAGGTCCTCCTGCTCGCGGAGAAATGCCTCGGTCTGTTTCGACGGAAAGTAGAGCGGCCCATCGGTCGCGCCAACGTCGATATGCGCGCCGTGCTGGAGTATCAGCCACCTCGATTTGTAGTCCGAATTCTCTCTCGCCTTGTCCTCGATCATCCGCAGTACGAACCCGGGCACGTCGTCATCGTGCCAACGCGTTCCGTTGATCGTCGTCCTGGCCGGCCGCCCCGCAAGGTCCACGGGATCAAGCAACGGCCACATGAGCCGGAAGAAGGTGATCTTCTTCTCGCGCTGGTCCACGGTGCGAACAGACTGCTCGCCCATGAGATCGTCGTAGTACGCCTCGTGACAGTGCCATCCTGTGTTCGGTCGCTTCTCCGACGTGATCCAGAAACTCGGCTGCGGGATCTCGGCACGCTCCCCCGCCTCAATGCGCGGACGCAGGTTAATCCCATCGCCACCGTCACGCACGAACGACAAGCGCGATCCGCGCTGATTGCGATTGCCTTTGACCCACAGGTCGCCGAAGTCCTCGGCAATCCTGCCCTCGTATCCGCCGGCAGAGAGCTGACCCTCGATGACATTGAGGGCGCGGCGCCCAAGCGAGAGCGTCTCACTGGCGAACATGATCGAATGGTACGGATTGTCAAAGAGGTGGATCTGCCGGAACTGCTTCCACACCATCGCACCCACGGCAATGGACGACTTGTAGGTTCCACGTGGAACGATGAGCATGCAGTTCGGAGTTGAGTCCTCTTTCTCCGCGTGCTCGATGTACGAGATCATCTCCCGATGCGGCTGCTCCTCGAGGTCAAGACCCCAGTACCCTTCCTTCGAGAGGAAGAAGTAGAGGGAGTCAAGCCCCTGCTGCGCGCGATCAGAGAGCGTCATGTCATGTTCGCCTCAACCACCTCGGTCGAGCCGTCGGAATTGACAATAACCGACGCCGGAACTTCTCCTCCGCCCTTGACCTCCATCTTTATCATCCGAGCCCGAGCCTCCTTCAAGGGAGAATACTCGCGCGGCGGTCCCTGTGGTGCAGGTTGAGGCACGCGAGCGTCTTCGCCGATCATCTGTGGTGCAGACTGCACCACCACCGCGCCTCTCACCCGGAACGTTCGCACCGTCTCAAGCCGCACGAAGAGCTGCTGCGCAGGCCCTTCGGTGATCTTGAGGAACGCCCCGTCAATAACCGCCTCAAGCCCGGCAAGATCGACCGTCTCCTCCCCGTCGATGTAGTCCACCTCAACGACAACGGGCCAGACGGGAGCCCGCTGTGCGGGCGCCGCGATCTTCTTGCGTGGACCTCCGATGAGTCTTTGTGTCGCCATGTCTCCTCCTACGAGACCTTCGTCGGTGCGTGGATGTCTATCACCTCACACGGACGCACCGTGCCGTCTACGTTGTGCTGGTACCCGACACAATGCGTTGGTGTGACAGTGACCGTCGGCGTCGGCGTCACGGTGGCCGTGAATGCTGGTGTCGCCGTTGGCGTGGAAGTTACTGTAGCCGTTGCTGTTACAGTCGGAGTCACGGTCGGGGTGAGCGTTGGCCCTCCCGGCGTGATCGTCGGCGTGATGGTCGGGGTGATGGTGACGGTAGGCGTGACGGTCGGAGTCGGGGTGATCGTCGGCGTTCCGGTCGCCGTGGCGGTCGGTGTAGACGTGACCGTAGGCGTCGGCGTCGGGGTGACGGTGAAGGTCCACATCGGGGTCGCCGTGGGAGTCGCGGTGATCGTCGGCGTAAACGTCGGGGTTGGCGTGAGCGCCGTCGCCGTGAAGTTCTCGCCCCCCATGTTCCCCGTCACGGTGAAAGTGATCGAGGTCGGACTGAAGATGTACCCCGCCTTCTCCGCATCGATCGTGTACGTCTGGCCGCCTTGCAACACGGCACCCGAGGTGTAGTTCCCGTTCGAGTCCGTCGTCGCAAGCTGGAAATGCGGGCTCACGGTCCAGATGCCCACCCCGTTCAAGCCATTCCCGCTGAGCGTCACCAGCCCAGATACCGAGAACGAGTTCGGCGTCGGCGTCGGCGTGATCGTCGGCGTGGCCGTCCGAGTCGGTGTCGCCGTTGGCGTAGCAGTCGCCGTGGCGGTCGCCGTGGGCGTCGGCGTCGGGTCCTGCGTGAACGTCGCGTCCACCACGATGTCAGTGATCGGCATCGTGAAGTAGCACGAGTTCCCGCCCCCGGAACAGTATGCACCCCACGTACTGAAAGACCATCCCGGCGTCCCGAGAATGTGCAGGCCCACCGACGAGCCCTGCGGGACCGTATCGTAGCAGAAGTACGTCCCAGGAGAGGTATTTATGCACGAGGGATACCCATCGAACAACACCGTCCCCTCGCCCGAGATCCCGATCGTGAGCGTGTGGCTTACCGGCGTGGCCGTGGATGTTACCGTGGGTGTCACCGTTGCCGTCGGAGTCCCCGTTGGCGTGACCGTAGGAGTGGGCGTAGGCGTCGGCCCGGAGTACGTGATCTTGATGCAGACGTAGTCAACCGACGCGATCGGCGTGGTAGTCGTCTTTGACCCGGTCGCCGAGAAAGCCACCCCGAAGTTGCTCGCGTTGACCTGGTCGGACGTGAGCCCACCCGTTCCCCACAGGTCGGCGCTGCCCCCGTAAACCTTGTTCGCCGCCGTAGTGGGCCAGTTGTCCCCGGCCGCGTAGTTCGATCCAGCCACGGCGCCGCTCACAATGAGCCGCACCGAGTTGTCCACGATGTAGTCCTGGGTACCCCCGTTTACGCTCGCCCTACGGAGCACGTCCACCTCGATGCCGTTGACCGTGACCCCGCTCGGAATATCTGCCGCCAGGTTTGTGATCCACAGGTAGTGCGAGTCCTTGTTCGCCAACGAGGCGATCGCATAGACCCCGTCGCTCACCAGTACGTTGCTCGGGTTAGTCCACGCCTGCGTCCCGATCGTCGCACTGTCCACCGACGACGTGAGCGCCGTGCAGCCGGTCGTCGTGTCGGTGGCTCTCGCCCACAGGGAGAACAACAACGCACCCACGACGAGCGTGATGAGCAGGCGCTTCACTGCACGACCCAGTCCGGCGACGGATCAACGTACATGACGATGGTGGACCGCGCCCACCCGACGATGCGCCCGACGTGCCCCGCCGTCGTCGTCGCCGACGACTGCACCCCGCCCGCCACGGTCTCGGACACGTAACACACACCGAGGGTCAGCCCCCAACCGGCCACGCTCACGAGCCCCCGCCGGAACACCGTCACCGGCAGCCCGGCGCCGCCCGCCAG